AGCAAGATCGGCGACTGGACTGCTCCAGACATCGGAGGAGCCGGCGACTTGCGTCGAAAGCTGCGGCGTGATCGAGGCTCCGGTGGCGTTGTAGATTTGCGCCTGCACGGTGACGGTCTTGCCGGATAGCGCTGCGGCGTCGGTGCTCTCGATACGTTGTGAAAGCACAACTCCGGTGATGCCGGTCGCGCCCGCCAGTTGAAGCGAATATCTGGTGTTGGCCCCGCTTCGGTTGTTCGGCTGGTTGACCACGCTGATCGCCGCGCCGGTCGGTGCGACAATCCAGCCATCGGCAGTATAGGTATTAGCCGCAGCCGGAGCCGAAACCGGCGATCCGCGCTGCCAGATGCCCATCGTGCCGTTGCGGAATTTGTTTGCAAAGGCCGGCTGCTCCGGCTGTACCGGAGTCCACGCCGAGTTGCTGCGCCCGTAAATCTGGCCGTCTGTCGGCGCTTCAGGCACCGGACCAGCCGGCCCCGGAACGCCCTGCGGACCCTGCGGTCCCTGATTGCCTTGCGGCCCCTGAACGCCCTGCGCCCCTTGAATGCCTTGTGGTCCCTGCGGGCCGATCAGCGAAGTGCCTGCGGGCCACGCACCACCGCTCTTGGGACCGAATAAGAAATTGGTCGTCGTGTTGATATAGAAATTGCCGTTAGCCCCGGTTGCCGGGACCGGATCGGTCGCGCCGTACAACAGCGTGTTGCCATCGACGCCGGGATTGCCCTGCGGACCTTGGATGCCCTGCGGACCTTGAACGCCCTGCGCACCTTGCGGCCCCTGCGCGCCTTGCGGCCCGATCAGTGACACGCCTGTCGGTGGCCACGAGCCAGCAGCCTTCGGTCCCCACAACGTATGCACCGTCGTGTTGATGTAGCTGTCGCCGTCGATGCCAACCTCTGGCGTCGGGTTTGTGCTGCCGTAGTAGATTTGATTTCCGGGCAGACCGGCGCTGCCTATCGGTCCTTGTGGACCGGGCGGTCCCGGCGGTCCGGGCACGGTCGATGGTGGTCCGGGCGGACCCTGCTCCAGCTCCTGAACCACCTCGACTTCGAAGTCGGCGATGACGACGACAGGGTCGCTGCCGGGGCTCGTCGTCGAGACGTCGGTGTCCTGACTGATCTCGACGTTCACCGGCTCGCCCCCGCATTGTTGGTCAGCGTGCCCGACCAGATGCGATAAGTCTCCGTGGTGCTTGGCATGCGAACCAGCGAATGCTCAAAGACATCGACTGCCAGATGCACGAGCTGGTCTTGTGTGATGCGCAGCGTGAATTTGCCATTCGGTGGATCAATGATGGCGAACGCACCATTCTCGGTGGTCAGCAGCATCTCCTCGGCAGCGTCCGCCGCATTCTTGCGCACTCCCATCCGTAATTTATTGCCGGTCAGATCAATCGGCGCGCCATCGATAGTCTGATAGGCGAACTGCCGATAGAAATCGGCATCGTTCTCGACGGTGATGTTGACGATGGCCATCTTTATCGAGCCGTTGGTATCGCGGCAAAGGCCGCATCGACTTCCGCCCGTGTCGTGATGGTGCCGCCCGTGATGCTGGCAAGCGTAGTGTTTTCACAAGCAAAACAGTCCTGCACGTAACCGGCGGTTGCCTGCATCTGGGTGGCCAGTTGAGCCGCAGTCAAAGTGGTAAAACTATTGTCTGCATTTTTCCAAGCTATGGTCGTTCCGGCGGTCGCCATCGCCAGATAGGTATGAGCCGCGTCACGTTGCGATTGCGACACGCGATCTGTTCGCAGCGCTACACCACCCACCGTGATGCCTCCAACTTCCTTGCGAAAGCGTGCATCGGCGGTGTAATACGTTAGGTCCACAAACATATCGCCATATGGCGTCAGCACGTCCTGCATCGACGCATCCGTCTGAGCGCCCGTACCATCGCGCGGCCAAGGCGTCGCTTGCTGTGCGGTGAGGAAATTGCCGTAACCCGGATCATTCGAGGGCACCTGTGCCTGCGCGGGACCAGAGAAAATGCGACCGTCATCGGCCAGCCAGTACCAAAAATGCGGATCATAATTCATCTGGTTCTCCTATCAGACGTAGTAGCCACCGCTAGCAGCGACGGCCGTTCCAGCTACACTGCCGGGCCAATAGTTGAGGCCGCCGCCACCGGATTGGATCAGCGAGATGCCGGTCACATAAAAGCGCGGACCGCTCACGTTCGCAGCGCCAGCCAGTGAAGAATATAGCAATCCAAAATTGCCGAAACTCCACGACCCTATAAACCCACCGGGGAAATTGACGGCATTGGCAATGGTGATATTTGGTCCGCCGCCCGCAGTGTAGCCAACTTGTCCGCCGCCGCAAAAAATAAAGTTGCCATTATATGGCGGTGCCCATCCCGACGCGCCGCCGACAATGGTCCAGGCAACACCGGGCGTAGAATTGCCCGTCAAAGCGCCAAGTCCCACAGCGATTGAGGCTGATGCACATGGCCCAAACCGCATCGCCCCGATCCATACCGTTGTCGTATTGCCCGCGATGGCGATACAGCAGAGTGGATCGCCCGGCCCCGGTGTTCCGCTGCTTGAGAGGGAAAATCCCTCAAAGTAATATGTTCCTCCGGTAAAAGAAAAGTTGGCGGCAGTTGCGCCAACGCCAGCAATCGTGCAATTCGCAGGCGTCGCCGGATTGCCCGTAATTCTTACGGACCCCGAGCCATTCATCGGCCTCGCCGAGAATGGAGCATAGTTGCCATCCGCAACGTGGATCGTGATCGTCCAGCCATTGAGATTGTATTTCGGGACTTGGTCGCATGCCTTCTGGATGGTCTTGAACGGCCCATGCGTTGTGCCAGCAACGACCGCTGCCGTCGTCCCGTCATACAGCGTATCGCTGCCTGCCGTGTTGTCGACGTAGTAGTCGGTAGGGGCCGTCAGATAAATCGGAGCGCCGGGATTGACGCCCGAACCACCGATCCTTGTGCCCGTGGACCATGCGATCTGAAAGTTGGTTCCGTCATACTCAAAGCAAGTGATCGAGCCGCCCTTCAATTCAGCAGCACCCAAATCCGAGCCATCGATGTGGACGATGTGCTGCGGTCCGAGCGCATTGCAGTTAAGCGTAGCAGCACCAGTAATGTCGTGCGCAATCTTGCAGATCACTTGCATGTATTTGAAATAGGCAGTCGGAGCTGGCGTCATCGTGACCTGAATTTGATTGGTCGTGCCAGCGTCGTCATCCGACAACAGCAGCATGCTCTGCACCGCCTTCCCGAGCTGGTGCAGATCGCTATCGTCGGGCGTCGCCAGATTGGCGTCCGCGATCACATTAACGATCTCGCGCTGCGTGTACTCGATGCTTGCGGCGGGCGGGATCGAGCCCGCCTGACCGACTGACGGATCACCGTTGATGTACGGACCGTTCGGATCGGTGACACCATATGGCTGATGATATTTCATGCTGCATTTCCCTCTTAAGGCGTCCCAGCCATGGGATCGCCGGGAGTGAGTCCCGAATAGTCCCAGACGATTTGGGTGTTCGCGGGCTTCCACCGCGCGAGGATGCATTCGAGGTCTTGCGCGCGGCCGATGCGCAAGTGCGGATCGACGCCGCACTGTCCGCCTCCGCCTCCGCATCTGAACCATGTCAGGCTGGTCTTGTGGACATGCACGGTCCAATAGAAGCGGTTGGTGTCGGGACCGAGCCCGTAGTTCGGATACTCAGACAGCTCGCCCAGCGCGACACGCTCTCCGTTGGTGTCGCGGACCGGCAGATAGCCACGCACGAAGGTGGGGCTGAACATCGGGTTGGTGCCGTCGCCGTAAACGCGATTGTCACCGCAGCGGTCAAGCCCAACCATGAAAGGCCGGAATTCGGAGATCGTGATCGAGTAGCCGAGATAGGCCGCCGTATCGATGAAGAACTGGCGCGACTGACCGCCCACCATGGTCATGCGCAACACCAGCTCCTGCTGGCGTTGACCGATGGTCTGAGCCTGCGACCAGCAAGGATCAGGCAGGCCCCAGTTGCGCTCCCAGTCCGGCAGCAGCTCCATCGTGATGCGCGGGTCGCTCTCGGTCTCCAACAGATCCGCCGCCCGGCCGTCGACATAGCCCCAGTATTCGGCGAGGCCCCGACACGTCAGATCGAGCGTCGTGCCGGGATATTTCGGCCACGCCTGCCCTTGCGGAAGCAGCGCAAGAAACGCTGTGCCGTAATCGTCGCCCGATCTGCGAACATGGATATCGACGACGTCCGTCATGGCTCACGATGAGCTGTCGTCGAACAGGATGGTGCCCAGCACGGCCATGTAACCCGGTGCAGGCATGACATAGTCGTCGGTCGTCACGAGCTTGAACGACTCCACGCCGGTTGCATTCATGATCGCGTAGGAAACCCATGCCGAGTAAATGGTCTGGCCGGGCTTCGCGAGCTGATGCAGCATCTCGCTCAGGCTCGCCTGAATGGCCCCGGAAACCTCGGCAGTATTGGGCACCAGATTGGTGATGGTGATGTCGATGAACTGCTTGATCGGCGCGACGATGTAGCAGTCCATAACCGTGACCGGCCGCATCTGGTCGATATAGTCGGCAACGGTGACGATGTCCGGCGGCTGCGGCCAGCCATCGTTGTCGGGGTACAGTTGATCCATCAGGAAACGCACGGTCACAGTGCCGACGCCCATCTCGTTGGGTGACGCCCATGCGCGCGTCACGCCGGGGACGGCCAAGGCCCATCTGACGTAATCGGACTCCGAGCCGCCCATCGGCGGGTTCTGGATACGCTGCAGGATTCTGGCGCGCAGATCGGTGTCGTTCTCGGTGTCGACGCCGCCGGTCATGCTGACGACGGTCGCTGTGCTGTCGGCACCGGGGACTCCTGGGGACAGCGCCAGCGTATCTCCGACATTCATGTTGCCGACAATGCCGGGATCGAGCGCGCGTGCGGTGGTCTCGGATGGGGTGCTGCCTATCGTGACGTCCGCCGTCGTCTCGTAGTCGGTCAGCGCCCCCGTCACCTGGGTGCCGAGCGGGACGATGGTGCCGACAACTCCGGTGAAGGTTATCGAGCCTTCAGCGAACGTCGCCTGCTTGCGACCTTTCGAGCCGTCTGCATTGACCAGCCAGATCGCGCCGTGCCGGTCGAGCCATTCGGTCTCGGCGGTATCGGGCAAAAGTTGCAGGGCCAGCCAGTCGATATATTGCAGCGTCAGATGGCACAGGCCGCCCTGCGCGTCGGAGAGAACGCGCAGCACTGAGTTCGGAATGCTGGCGTCCGCTCCGGGCAGCGACGCACGGACGTTGTCGCGGACAACGCTGCGAACTTCTTTGAGCGTTGGTGTCGACCAAGGCAATTCAAACCCCCCGGATCATGTTGGGTATCAGCTCTTGCCAGAGCACCTGAAAGCGCAGCTCGACGGGACTTATTGGCCCGCGATAAATCGTCACCAGCGCATCGATCTGCTGGATATTGACGCGCGCTGCCTGCACGTCGAAACCGGTCGCGATCCTCATGTCCACGAACGGCTGGAGCGACTCGGAAATGTATTGCTCGACGCGGGCAACGGTCGCGCCTTCGGGATCTTCGGGGCCGACGATCTTGGTGCGCTTGAGCAGCCACAAGCGCGTGCCGATAGGCCAGCCGTTGAACAGCTCCGCCGCATCCATGTCACCCCACCAGCCGGCGCGGTCGGTTGAATTCGGGTTTGGCAGGATGTCCTCCGGACCCGCCAGCGCGTCGGTGCCCAGCGCGACGACCACGGCAGTCGCGAGCGCCTGCGTGTCGTCGAGCGTGCCGTCCGATAGCAATAACCAGTCGATTGGAATCGAATAACTCGGAAAGGCCGCTGAGTTTTGAACGAGCCGAATATCCGGCATCGGTCTATGCCGGATCAGCCTTGATGTTGATCGGCCCGGTCGACCAACATCCGCCGTTATCTACAAAGATTGCGTTGCCGCCAAATTTGATGTGGACGTGGTTTTGATCGACCTTCATCGACTTCGTGGCGTCCCCGTACTGGCAGAGGATCTGCTGACCGTCGATGATGACCTTGAAGTTTCCGCCGCTCTCGTTGAGCGTCCACGTATTGGTCTGCTTGTCGTAGGTGCCGACGACTTTGTCGCCGGTGTAAATTTCGACTTTGCCTTTGGTGACGCGCACCTCGTTGTTGACGGTCTCGCCTTCGTGTTTGTAGTCCTGCGTGCTTTGGCTGCTGCTGCTGCTGCTGCTGCCCTGCGCTTGCCCTCTGGTCGGGCGTGTCTGTTTTTGCTTCTCGACGTGGCGCAGCGATACCATGCGCGTTGATTGCCCGGCGCTACCACTGCTCCCGCTGCTATCACGCTGCTGGCTCGATGAGCTGCTGCTCTGACTCGAATTCTCTTCTGGATTGTCATTGCTCAACAAATACAGGCCGGTGCGCCGCAACAGCGTCATCTGACCGACATCGTCGTACTGCGCATTCTCTCCGGGCTTTAGGCCTAGCGGCCGATAGCGCCGGTCATCCATCACGGCGCAAAAATTGGAGGTTCGGTTGCCGCCGAAATACGACATGAAGCCTTCGGCGCAGTCTTGGATCGTGCCGTACTTGTCTTTGGTTGCCGGTCGCACGACGCTGCTGAAGCCGTAGTTTTGCGGAGACTCGACGCCTTCACGGGACTCGCCCATGATCGAGCCCTTCATTTGCTGCATCAATTTTCCGTCGTCGATCTCGTCGATCAGCGTGCGCGCGCCGCCGCTGGTATATCCAACGAAGCCTGCCGTCAGAGGCGTCTGTCGATGCATCGCAAAACCTTTCTATGGTGGGGGTAGCGGGAAAAGAGGAGGCGGAACGTAATTCGGCTCCAGGGGATTTGTTGACTGCGTCTGCGGTGGCACGCGCGGGCCGGGACCGATTGCCAGTGCGGGAGGCGGCGCTTGCGGCGCGTTGGCTGGACTGTCGGGCGCGCCAAAAGGCTTGTCCGCCAGTTTCCACGGCATCACCAGCTCAAGCACCGTCGTCGTCCCGCCCTGGGTGTCCTGCTGGAACGTCAGCGTCTGGATCTTCATGGTGAAATCCAACATCGCCATCGGGGCCTGAACATCGACATCATCGCCGCAACGCCAAAGGTTGACGCCGTCTCGCAACCAGCCCTGCACGGTGACGTTCGCGCGGATCTGTGTCCCGTCGCGAAATAGCGCTTCGTAGTGGGCGCGCGACTGCACCTCGGCGAAGCTCATCGCCGGATGTTCCAAGACGGTCTGGATGAATTTTCTGTAGCCCTTGTAATTGCTGCTCGTGACTTCCGCTTCCATCTTGGCGGCGACGGCGGCAGACATATTTTCGGCGTTGGAGCCCTGCCCCACAGCGTTATAGACGCTCGCCATCATTTCGTTGGAGATGACGCACTGCATCTTGAGAATATTCTGGCCTTCGCGCAGTTGCTGCACAATCGGGTTGGAGTGGTCGCCGATCAGCAGCATGTTGCCGAGATGGTCCGAGCCGAGCGTGGCCCCGCGTTGCCGGGCGAGTTTGTCAACGAGGTCGAAACACAATTCGCCCGGCTGTGCCTGACACTTCTCGAATGGCGTCGCATCGACCGTCCCGACTGGCAGCACGGCCACGCCATTCTTTCCGTAGACCTTGTTGGCAATCGCCTGAAGCGGCATCTTGTCGAAGTTGGCATCGTCGGCCGGGACGCTGGACGTGCCCGCCGCCCACGTCCGGCCAGCTCCCGCCAATTCCACCTGATGGTTGGTGGCGTCATAGGCGGTCTGCCGCGTCAGAATGATGCCGGTGATCGCCAGTTGGCCGCCGAGCGTGATGGTGCAGGCATCGCCGGGCTTGAATTGCAGCGCGCCCCACGACGTCGGCATCGTCGCCTCTTCGGCAGCGGTAAACCGAAACAGCGGCCAGCCATCTGCCCAGCGATGCTGAACCCAGACGGTCTCCCAGTCTTGGAAGCTCACACCCTCGACGGTGAGCGACGCGACTTCTGCCGGGTTGAACGGCATTGATCAGAACGACAGTGCCCGCCCGGTGAGCGGTGCGAACGCCGGATGGACGACCTTGTTTTCCGCGCGCAGCTCGTCGGCGCGGCTGGCGTCGGCGTAGAGACGATAGGACTGAATCAGGGTCGGCCTGATCGCGGCAAACTGGAAAGCGATCATCTGCGGCAGCGGCTGCGCGGTCTGGTACAAATTGAACGTCGTTGCCGCATGCAGCGCGACCAGGGTGCGGTAGGTTACGAGCGCCATCTCGTCGGCGGCAACCTCTTCGGCCTGATCGAACGCGGCGTTGATCTGAGGAACGAGCGCGTCCACATCCTGACGACTCGTGAATGTGATAGCCGTCACGGCCAGCGCCAATTGCTGCAAGCTGAAGGCGACACAGGCCTGCTGCATCAGGGCGGCGAGCAGGGAGACCGGCGTTTCGGCGAGAAGCGCTTCCCGAATTTGATTGAATTCATCCATCGTCGCGCCGGTAAGCCGCGCCTGATTGAAACAATAGGCAAGCTTGGGCGCGATCTGGTTATTGGTAATGTAGGCTTCCGCATTCGCGGCCATGTCGCCACAGGCGTAGTGAAGATCAGATCCGGCGCGGCCGGGCTGGTTGTTCGACGTCCCCAGCAACAGACTGATCGCGACGCGAACGATGTTGGCGGCTTCGCGAACGTCGGATGACTTCATCATCCGCCGGGCTCCGGCGCAGCGCCGCGCTTGATGGCGGCGATCCCGCCAGTGATTGCGGTCTGGACGGCGACACCGAGAGCATCTGCCGCATAGTAGACGCCAGCGGGGCCTAGCCTTTCGCCGTTCGCAGGGGCTTGACCGAATTCGGTGAAGGTCATGTCGAACACGCAATAGCCGCCGAATTTCTCCTCCTCGGTGACGCGGTAGCGCTGGCACATGACGTTCAAAACGCCGAGCAGCGGCAGTTGCAGATTGGCCGGGCCGTCCGTCGATTCCAGCGCCGCGATCAGCCTGTCCCGCGCAATGATGTAGTTCGCCTTCTTCAGCGGGTCATTGGGAAAATTTGTCTCGTTGGGGTAGACGATCAGATAGCCACGCACGGTGAACTCGCGAGCACGGCGGCCCATGTCCTCTGCGTAGGGAACGTCGCGTTTCGGGAATTCGTGCTGCACGACGCGACGGCCGGATTCGCGCACGCCAGTATCGACATAAAACTGCTGACCGCGAAAACTCGCCCGCTTGAGGAATTGCCGCCACTCGATGCCAGACTGCAATTGAAGGATGGTGGCGGCTTGGCGCGATGCCGACTGCACGAGCTGGGCATCGGAGACCGGCTGAAGAGACAGTGAATTCGCCATCAGTTGCCTCCCCTCATATAGCTATCCATGATGTTGCCAACGGTGGGGCCGGTCTGTGTCGGCACCATCTGCGTCTGCCGCTCCATCGATGTGTTCTTGAGAAGGCCGGTGCCGTTGTAGTTGGCCTTCGTGCCCGGAGGCGCGCTGACAGAGACATCGAGTCTACCCTTGTGGTTGACCTCGGTCGGTCTGTTCAGCGCGGTGCGGTCGAGCGCGGGGCGGTCGAGATCAGCAAATGCGTGACCCTGATATGACGGGTCCGCCTGAACATGCGGCGCGTCTCCTCGCACCGGGAAGTGGAGACCAAACTCGCCGCTATGCCCGGACTTCAGCCACCGTCTGAATCCGGAATCAGGCAAGTCACCAGCCTCTCCTCCCTGATGCCTCGATCTCCCTGGTCGCGCAGCAATCCCGCCGAGTCCTCGACGGTAGCGATCATAGTAGGTGGCTTGAGTGGCTTCATCGCGCGAGAGTTCGCCGTACACCGGAGCTTGTCCGGTCTCTCTCTTGTAAGCTTCGCCCGCAGCGCGGAGCCGTGCAACAAACTCCGGGTTTTCCTGTTTGTAAGACCCCGGCGTGCCGGCCGGCACTGACTTGCCGCCAATCGTGTCGTGGCCGCCATGCTGCGTCAGGTAATCCAGATCGCTCTGATAGCCCGCTCCGCCCGCCACCGTACCCTTGCCGGTATAATGCTCGACATCCGGCACGCCTTGTCCGTACTGCGCCTCTCGCTGGCGTCGATATTGCTCGGCCGGCTTCAGGTAACCGGAGACGAACATCTGCGCCGCCTGCTCTCTGGTGACGCCCGGTGCCGTCATTCGACTGTAAAGGCCGGCATACTGCTGGTTGCCGATTGTGCCCTTCAGCCGACCGGCGACAAACCTTGCCTGCTCCTTCGGATCTTTCCACGCGGTGTTCGGATCGAGGCCTCGCGACTTCATGTCGGCGGCCCACGTATTCCATTCGGCCCCGCCCTCCTGAAATACTCCGTGCGCGTAATGCGCCTCGCCGGAAAACCTTGGCTGATCGGCATGACGCAGCGCGGGGTTCAGGCTGCTTTCGCTATTGGCGTTTGCAAGCATCCCGGCAATGGCGTTCTCCGGTATGCCTTGCGCTCGCAACTCGTTGGCGACAGCCTGCGCGGCTTTCTGCTTGTCGGACCCGCCAGCATAGCTTTGCTGCTCCGCACCCGGCTTCATGGTGGAGACGTCGCTCGATGTCGTTGCGCTGCGCGGAATGTCAATTTGCCCACGGCTCGCAAGGCCCGCTGCATTCGCGCCAGTGGCCGGCATCCCGCCGCCCTTCCCTGGGCCGCCTGGGCCGCCTGTGGTTCGCTCGAAATAGGCGTTCAGCTTTTCGAGCTGGGTCGTCAGCTTTGCGGTCTCGGCCGCGCTCTTGCTGGTCTCGTCGACCAGCTCCTCCTGAGTGAGGCTGGCGGAGCTGCCGCTGCCGCCACGGCCACCGCCGACGCGCCCGAAAGGCACGACGACGCCGGACGAATCCGGCACCATGATTTCAGGGCCGCCCTCGCCGATGATGTAGGGCTGACCACTTCTGACAGGACCGCCGCCGAGCCGATGCTCTATTGGCTCTCCTGCCGCTTTTCCCGGCGCGGACGTATTGCCCTCTTTGAACGCATAAGCGCCCCTTATCGCGCCACTTATCGCGCCAATAGGGCCACCGGTTAAAAGCCCGCGAAAGGCACTGCCATATATTCCTAGCCATTTGCCGATGGAATCGAGGTGGCTGAGCGTGGCTTTCAGGCCTACGTTTATACTCTCTACTGCAGAGACTACTCCAGGCAGGCCCCACGACAAGAACGCAGTCTTGATCTCGCTGACTAGCTTGAGCGTCTCCCGCCACTGTTCGGCAATTATCGCGCTCTGCGCTGCAATCGCCTCCATCCGCGCCTTTTCCTCTGCGGTCTGCTGACGCATTGGCCCGCGAGCTATTGAGCCTGGATCGCCTCCCAACTGAGTCTGAAATCTGCCGGCTATGGTGGCTGCGACCTCTGGCTGCACGCCCTTCTTTATCCAGTCGTCACGAATTTTGATCTGCTCTTCAAGCCGCTTGTTGTAGCGATCAACTTCGTTGTCCAGTTTCAGATAGTCGTCGATCCATTGCGCAGGGAGTCCCTGGCCGAGCAATGACTGCCGCAGCTTCGAACCGCTCAGCGTCAGATCAGTCAGCGCCTCGTTCACCATACCGATCTGGGCAATAGTTTTTTCCGTGGAGATACCAAATCGCTCGTTTTGTTCGGTAAGGTTTCTCAGTGTTCCGAGAGTCATCCCGAGCGCCTTCGCGGTCTGACTGAGCGTGAACATCTCCTGTGAAAACTTGAACACCGAAATGCCGTAGGCGGCGACCGCAGCACCAACAGCGGCAATGCCAAGGGCAACGCCGCCAAGTGCAACAACCATCCCCCTGGAAGCCACACCCAGCGCGCCCATCGCGACGCTGACGCCTTGCATGCCTGTCCATGCCTCGCGGGTAGCGAGCGCTAGTTCCGGAAACGCCTCGGCACCCCGCCGCGCCGCCAATCCCATCTGCAAAATGCCGCGCCCGGTTTCCTCGGCTGAACGGCCCAGCTCCTTCAGTGCTTTCGCGTGGGCGGAGTGCTCAGGGTGAGCGTTCCGGGATGCCTTGCCTGCCGCCTCCGTGCTCGCGGCCACGCCGGAAAGCGCCGTCTGCACCTGACCCGCCGTCTGGGTCAGTTGCGTGAGCTGGGTCCGAATCGCCGTAAGCCCCGGCGATATGTCATCGACGAGGGAGACCGTCAGTTTTAGTTCTTCAAAATCAGCCATCGTCGTCGGTCGCGTTTTCCTGCTGTATGGCGTGCGCGAGATCGATGGTTCGCTCCATATGGATGCGAACCTCGGTCAGGCCCATCTCAAGAAAGACTGTCGGCGAGACGTGGTAGTATCGAGCAAGCCGGTAGCAATCGAGAACCGGAACCTCGTTTACCAAGCCCCCGGATCTGGAATAAAAAAACCGCGCAGCCTGTAGGCGCAGGAATTCCAGTCGCGCGGGTCCATCGCCTCGATGAATGGCTGCAGGATGCCGGACAACACCGCGATCATGGTCGTCATCTTGCGGTCGAGGATGACCACGTCTCCGTACTGATCGACCATGCACGGATTGCCGTAGCGGTTGATGTCGCCGCCGGTCGGCTCGCGAAAGAATATCTCATCGATCATCGCGCCCTGCGAGTTGCGCACCTTTTTGTGCAACAGCTTCACCTTGATCGGCCACGTCTCCTTGAACGGCTCCGGATCTGGCTCCGGTTTCGGCTCATGGTCGATGGTCTTCCCGGCGTCGGGTTGAGGCTCGTTGAACGGCTCGGCTTTGCCGACAAAGCCTTCACGCTTATCTGGTTTGTTCATGCGTTACCTCAGATGGCGACTTGCGCGGTGTTCAGATTGCTTTGCTCGGTGATAGTCGGCGGACCGCCGCCGGGCACCTCGATGCACCAGACGCCTTCCCAGCGCACCTTGACTTGACCGTCGCGGGTGTTGGCCTCAAGCGC